ATTGCTGCAATGATGGTTGCTGCTGTAACTATGCTTGGAGAATTTTCAATTGCTCAAGTCGGAGTAACAGTAGCAGCTATGGCCGCTGGCGAATTGCTATTGCTAGGTATGGTTGGAATTTTGCAGGCTATTGGAATTGTTGGTGCTGCAATTACCGGTACCGGAGGAATTGGAGCGAAAGGAGCGGCGGGTGGGGTTTTTGCATTAGGAGGTATGATAATTGTTCTTGCTTATGTAATGAAAACAGCAATATCAGAATTTGATGGAATAAGCAGTGCAGATATAAATAAAGCAATAATTGCATTAGGAGCAGGCGAGCTATTGCTTTTTGGTGCTGCTGGTTTAGTTGGCGCAGTAGCCATTGTCTCACTATTATTACCTGCCGCTCCAGCTCTTATTGCGGGTTTCGTTGCTTTAGGAGGAATAGTATTTGGCGTTGCTGACATGATCAAAAGCATTATAATCAGCATTCGTAAAATTCCAGAATTAGGAGCAGGATTTGAAACTAAACTAAGTGCATTTTTGAGTATATTTGCAGCGGTTACTAATTTTATGAAAGTTCTTAATGGTATTATGATATCATCAGCTATTATAACTCTTATAAGGACTAGTCCATTTGGATTGTTAATGTCATTGTTAACAGAAACTAAATCTCCATTTGAAGAAATAACTGATTTTATTTCTACATTTGGACCGGTCATACAAAATTTAATTCGTTCTGTGATAACAAATACAGCCGGATTAACAAGTGAAAGAATAAAAGCACTTCAAGTTATAGGACCAGTAATTGAAGCTATAGGAACATTAATAGAAGCAATGCAGCCGCCAACCAGTATTTCTCTTATTGGTTCTGTTATGCCAATTGGTACTCTTACAACCTTAACAACTTATTTTGATGGAATTAAAAATGCATTAACTGGTGATCGTGGTTTGGTTCAATCTGTATTGGGTATTGTTAATGAAATTGGAAATATTCCAATGACTGGTTTTAATTCGGAGGCTATTAAAGGATTTTCGTCTATATTAGGTGGACTTGCAACATTTATTGGAGCATTTGCTGAGTTGTCGGATACTGGAGTTTTACAAACTCTACTTGATGAACGTTCTAGACTAATTTCTGGTCCAGTAGCTAGCTTTTTCTTGGCAATAGGCAATAAAGGTGCAGCAGCAGCGGCAATTGAAGATCCAGCAGTAAAAAGATTAAACGGAATCATTACGTTTATGAAAAATGTTATTACTGGAATAAAATCAAGTGGACTCATCAACTCTATTAATGAAATAATAAGCAGTGCTAGTAGTTCATTAAGAGGTTTAACAAAAGAACAAGTAGCTGGAATTGCGCCTATTACATCAATGATATCATCCATATTTTCTTTCGTTGGACAAATTGGAGAAAATTTTAAAATTGATCCGGATGTTATAAAATCAATTTCTGAAGGAACATCACAAGAAGGTATTGAAGCGGCAAAAAATGCTGTTCTTCAGTTGCCAACAAATTTAGCATCCAATGTTTCTATAATTGTTAATAGCATCAGAGAAAACATAGCACCAATAATAAGAACACTAGCCGGTTCTATATCTGGCTTTAGTGAAACAGAAATAAAAAAAGCTTCTGAAGCGGGTCAGTCCGTAATGTCTATTATTGGTGGAATTAGTACCTTTATGTCATCTATTAAAGAACTTGGTAGCGCAGAAGTTACTTCAGCTTTGGAAGATGGTACGCCTTTTACAACAACAATATTTGACCCAACAAGAATCGATTCTATTATTATGTCGATGAATAGTATTGTACGTGCAATATTTAGTGAACCAAATTCCGGCATGATTAAAACAATCGTTGATGGATTAATAAACTCTGGCATTTCTAGATTACCACGTGGTATAGGAGAAAAAGCAAAAGCTATAGTAGATATTTTAGGTCTTATATCTGTTGTTACAAATCCTGAATTTAAAAGTGCATTATCTAGTTTGAGTTCTGGTGGTGGTGGCGCCGGTAATATCGCAAATGGTGTCATTGGTTCGGCTGTACAAGCTGTAACAAATATCGTAACTGGACTTGGAGGTATGTTGCAAGATAGGGAATTCGTTAGAAATTTAAATAGTTTTACTAAAGGAAATATTGGTAAACTTGAAAATATTCAAAGTGCATTAAGTCAAATTGGTAATATTACACAAAATATATCTGCCAATTTAATCACTGGAGTTAGTACCGCATCTGCAAACCTAGGTGGAATAAAAACTGATATTGAACAAATTGTGAGAGAGGCAAATTCTATATTTGATACGATTAACCAAATTAGTGATTTTAATGTACCAACAACTTTACAAAAGCTTGGAAATTATTTGGGACTTGGTGGTAATAATACCATTACATTAAAAAATGAAAACGTTTCAATTAATGTTACAGTTAATGTAAGTGTCGATGCTCGTGAACTTGAAAAAGTATTGCTTGAACGTCCACGTACAAGATTCCAAGAACGTGCAGCTCCAACGACGGCAGGCGCTACAGGAACCCGATGATTGATACATGAGGAGTAAAAAAATGACATTGTTTGATGATTTAATGAAACAAGAAGCATATAGGAAACTGTTTGAACTTTTTCCGGAGTCACAACGCCATTTAATAATTGATGGTGTAAAAAAGTTCATGGAAGATGCCGAAAAAAATATAATAAATGAATCCACAAAAAAAGATGAATCGAAGTAGTTAATCATATGTCAAATGATTTGCCAAGAAAAGTTACTGAAACTTTAGCTGCTCAAAATAAAAGAACCGTATATATTGTTTTGTCACCAACAGGAGATAACAATACGTTTAAGTTTAATTCCGATGATTATAATTCGGAAACAAAAGAGCTAGCTAATGCCATGACTGTTGGCACAATAGCAGAAAATACTAATGAATATGGAGTAGCTACAGAACGTACAGAAATTTCTCTTAAAAGAGAGGATGGTTTTCCAGTAGGAATATCTGATAATGCGCCAGGTGGAGATGGTTCAGCATTTCTTCAAAGAGAAACTGTAGGACTTGGTGTAAAAGGTGGCCGTTCTTATTTTATTGATATATCAGATAGTAATTTTTTAGATATTAGTGTAATAAAAGGAAAATCTGATGCTCCAAATGATCATACAAGAGATTATGATGAGTTATTGGCTGAAGTGAATAGTGATAACAATTCAGCTACCACTTTAGGTGGTAGCGTAGCTACAACACAATTCAGAAAAAATACGTATTACCAAGATAATAGATTTTTACCTAATAACGTTATAGAAAAAGATTCTAATGCTGGAAAAAATGCAATACAGTTAAAATTAGGTTCTTACACAAAAGCTTCAAATCAGCAATCAACTGGTAATCCAAATGCAGACGGCAATTTTCAACTTAATCAAGACATATTAAGTTCACTTGGTTCTCAGGTTACATTAAAAGCCAGCGGCGAATATTACATTCCCAAAACAATGTCAAAGCAAAGTGAAGTTTTATTGGCTCAGGCGGCAGCTATAGCGCCTAGTTTAGCTCGGCTGGGATTACCGGTACCATTTAATGCAATGAAGGCTGGAAACGTTTTAGAGGAAGTAAATTCTGAATTTGCAAACTCTAATTTGCCTGCACTTATAGAAGAAGATGGAAAACTTAGTTTTGGAAGCACTAATAACTGGTTAGTATTATTTGATGGATTTCAAACGCAATTTACATTACCAGCCATAGCTGTACAGTTAGGTGCAGTTGCAGCAGTTATTTCGGCTACTGCTGAAGCTTATGATAAAAATAATGCTGGCCTAATCAGAGCAGGATTTTTAGAATATTTCGGAATTGCATATAACGGAGATCCCGAGTCATCAGCAATATTTGCTGCCGCAGTCGCTGAGGCGGTAGCTCTCGGTGCATCTGCGGCAGTTCCCGGCGTATCTTTCTTTGTTAAAACTAAACTAACAGAGGGAACTGGATGGTACACTGTAACATTACGAAAAATAATAAGATTGATTGCGGCGAGTACGTATGGAACTGTTAGTAACATCACAAATCAAGTTTCAAATACATCAGTGAATAATATTACTAGCAACTTTAATATTGATAATGCAAACCTTATAGGCTCTCTTGGATCTGCTGTAAATCTAGCTAATAATAGCATAAACGCATTTGGCTTAATTAAACTTCTTGGAATATTCAAAACACTTGGCGCTACTTCCAAGTACACAACTGGTACGTATGCAGGTCGTCCAGTGTCGAGTCGTGGTTTAAATAATGATAGCAAATCTTTTAAACCAAAAATGAAATCATATATCGATTCTTGTAGCGACAACATGGACGGAGATAATCAAAAAATCAATGTTAAAGCTTTGATTAAAAAAGATCGATTAACTGAAACATATGGTTTGGGCAGTAATGCGGATAAAAATCCATTGGCATGGGGTACGTCAACAACCCCGTCGCAATATATACTTCCTTCAAACATCAAGACAATAGGTGGTCAATTAAATGCAAGAAATGCTGCCACTGTATTAACAGAATTAAATGACATAGGAAGTTCTAATAAAACAGAAATAAATGTAGTTGATGTTGGTAGGTTAGGTTCTGATCTTGTGCGAGAACTTGAAGAGCAACTTGAATCTAGTTATATGCCATTTTATTTTCATGATTTACGTACTAATGAGATTGTTTCATTTCATGCATTTTTAGAATCCAGTAAAGATGGATTTCAAGCTGAATGGAACAGTGTTTCTTCTTACGGAAGAGTTGAACCGATTCATATTTACAAAGGTACAACTCGAGATATAAGCGTTACTTTCTTTTGTGTTTCTACCAACAATAAAGATCATGATAACATGTGGTGGAAAATTAATAAATTAGTTACTATGGTTTATCCACAGTATACAAAAGGAAGAAGTCTTACAACTTCCGATGGTAAAACATTTGTACAACCATTTTCTCAACTTCCTGGTAGTTCTCCAATCATAAGAATGAGATTGGGTGACGTTTGGAAATCAAATTATAATAAATTTAATGCATCTAGATTATTTGGATTAGCGGATTCTGATTTTAATATTGATCCAGAAAATGCGTCTAGAACAAATACAAATACGTATAATACTGTTCTGACAGGTAGCCAAATTATACAATTTCAAACTGATTTAAAAACTAGATTACAAAATCATATTTATGATATTGGTGATGAATTTATAATTAATTATTTGCCTGATTATTATTCAATATCATATGTTTTTGGCAAACCAAATCCACCTGGCGGACCAATCGGAGAAGTTGTCAACTTCACTGAAACTGGTGGTCTAGGTGGAGCTGGCACTTTATATGCGCCCCTCAATTTAAGTGAAGGAATTTATAATTTACGTGTTAAGGAAGTTAATAAAAATTTTGAAGGCACAGATTTATATGTTGAATATCAAGTAGAAATACTTGACGCAGCGAGTAGAGTAATCGATTCTGATGTTCTTATTAGATTCAGAAATCCAAGATATTCTGATAGAAGAGAAATAGATCGTATACGAACCCGTGACATTGTTGCGATTGGCGAAGAACCAATAAGAATTTATGATTCTAGACAACTTGAAACCCAGTTAAATACTGAATACGTTCGAAGAAAAGTTGAAGAACGTGTTAATCAAATCGTAAATCAAGATGGTAATCGTGCGGAACAGGAAAGAGAAGAGTTGACAGCAAAATCGGAATTATTAAGAAAATTTTTCAACTCTTCTGGAAATGATCCTAATCCTATAATGCAATCCTTTGAATCTACTAGTGGAAAAGGATTAGCTGTAGCATTTAAAACTCTAGATATTGATTGGTCTGGTGCTCCATGGGAGACAAAACGGTCTAGCACTAAACCAAATTCTAGAGCACCACAATGGGTCAAGTTAACTATGGCTGGCACTGTCATACATGACATTACGCCTGGTATTGATTATAATGGATTTAATCGGGCGCCAGTTTATCAAGTTGGGGAATATTCGAATGCATTGAATTCAATAGACATACAAGATTCAGCAGATAGAACTGCTGCATCAGCCGACGCAGCAGCGGCGAGCGGAGATACAATCGAAGAATAGCGGAGAGACAATTCAAAATGTTGTAACTTCTCCAAATCAAACATCTGGTGATTAATATCTATTAGGTATATATTATGTCAAATATTAGAAGATATGCTAGGACTCCGGTTATAGTTGCCGGTAAAAAATATGGAACTTCCAATATTATTCCTATTATTAGAGAAAGAATAGCAAATAATTTACTGCCATATACCACATATACAACAAATGAAAATGAAAGATTAGATATTATTTCTGGACAAGTATATGGTGATGGCAGATTGTGGTGGATAATAGCGGCAGCTAGTGGAATTGGTTGGGGATTACAAGTCCCTTCAAATACTTTGTTATATATACCAAAACTTAATGATGTTGCACAACTTATAGGGTGATATATGTCAATTTTTCGTAGAGAATTGAAAATGCAAAATGCGATACGAAAGTTGACTAAATATTTTGGTCTACTTACAACTCAAGATTTGGCTAATGTCATAGCGGCATCGATGCGTTCTGGTGGTCTTGGAAGTTTGAGCACAGATACAAATGCGCTTGTTAATCAAATTGATAACGGTAATTCATTTGCAAATTTAGGTTCTGTGACCGATGAAGATCGTATTCTCGGAGATATAATTGTAGATTTTCTAGATCAAAGTTTGGGTTGTTATACGACTCAAGAACTTTTACAACGACTTGCACAAAAAATGCAAATTGAAGGTGATGGAGTTTCGGAACCAACAGGACCAGATGCAGAAGATATTAATGTTCTAAGACAACGTTATTCAAACTTGTTTCATATAATAAGCGATGCACAGTTTGCTCATGCTATGCCATTTCCTCCTGGATACGAACGAATGAAAAATGGTAGCATTAAGAGCTTAATTGGTGATGCAGAACCAGGATTGCTAGCAAGTGGTGGTTTTGCTCCAACAAAAGGAAAGCCGGGGTTATCAGTAATATTATCAAATACTGGACGTATTTCTACGACTAATCGATATGTTAACTCAGCTTGTGTATTTCTAAATGCTATTCCATCAATAGAAATGTCAAAAGCTATACCTTATTTAGAAGTTAATGTTTTGTTACCGGCCCAAGCTGTACAAAGATCGGGCGACCGATTAGTAGCTCCAACAATGTATAAATTTTTATTAGGTAGTGTATCTGCTCCAGCTTCCAGTAATTTACGACAATTAAGTTTAGCAAATGAAGAGGTAAGAAACTCAACAACAACATCTTCAACGAGTTCTTCATCAACAGATCAAATGGTATATACTAATATGGGAATTGAAGCATTTATGATGCCTCAAACATTAGTAAATCCGGATGCGGCAACTCAAACCGGAAATTATGGAAGTCCTGTATTGGATAAATTTAGACCATTTTTAAGTGTTAAAGAATTCAGCGTAGAAGCAAGATTAATTTATTCTGCAAACATGTATCATACGGCAAAAATGTCTTTAACATTACATGATCGGTCACGTCTTTCAGAAATTGCCGAATTCGTTAAACCAGAAATTAGAGGCTCTACCGAGATTGTAGTTGAATTTGGTTGGTGTCATAATGAATCTGAATATGATACAAATCCAGAAAATATTTGGGCAGCTATTATAAATGGTATGCGTAAAAGACAGAAGTATAATGTAGTCAATTCCAGTTTTAGTTTTGATGATAGTGGTCAAGTTGAAATACAACTAGATTTAGCAACTTCTGGAGAAAGTGCAACAACAGTCGAACCAGTTACAAATGATGTTAATGTTAGACCAATTTTAGAAGAAATTAATAATGCAGTTGATTTAATTTCACGTTTAAGATTAAACATTCCTGCTTTAAATCCTTCTTCAACTTCGACTAGTCAAACTTCTGGTGATGGTGCTGGTGCACCACGACCATCAACTTCTGCCGAAATTCGTGGTATACAATTTCTTAATTCTACTCAAGACGTTTTTAGTAATCTTTCATTAACACGTGAACAAAGAGAGGAATTTCGTAATTTAACGAGAAGTTTAGAAGCATTGCCACAAGCAGATGATATTCGTAGAATGAGAGCATTATTAACTCAATTATATGGGGATAGCAGTCCTCGTACTCGTTCACGGGGACCAAATAGAACTGGAGAAGGTTCTTTAACTGAGAGACTCCGATCGCAGATTAGAAATGAAATACAAAGAAAAATAAATACCTTGAAGAAAGGTACAGAAGATCCTTTTCTTGTTGGAACATATAATCCAGTTGTTGATAGAAGATTGCGAGAAAGAAATAGTGTTCCAAGAACTCCTGTTTCTTCATCAACTCCTGTTTCTTCATCAACTGAACAAAATGCATCATATGAAGAACGTACTCGTATTTCAACTGCTCGTCGAGCAGCATCTTCTCCAGTTCAACGAGGAACGGTTAGTCTTGCAAATCTTTTAATGGTATTCATGGGTCAGCCATTAGCTGCAACGAATCAATTTGATGATATACAATTTATATTTTATCCATTTAATCGATATGCTGCTTTTGCTTCAAGAATCAATATTGCAAATTTCATCATTAACATAGAAGATTTTGTTGACAAATATACAGAATATCGTTTACAAAATGTAACAAGAAATGGCGTTTTTACTATTAGACAATTTTGGACTTTTTTAACTTCTCAAATTGTTGATGATCCTGCACAAGATTCATATGGCTTGCAAGATAGAAGGGGCGCATTATATAGAAGACCAACGGTAACTAGAGATTCTGATCAATCTGGTGGTTCATCTCGTTCAACAACTTCACAACCGGTTGATTCTGATGGAGCAACATTTACTGCTAGATTAAATAACTTACTTCAAAATGTTACACCTGATGGTTCTTTTAGACTACCAATGTTACAATATGAATTAGAATGTTTACCAGGGCGCATTACAAGCGAAACCGATATTGAAGATAGAGCTATAGAAAAAAGCATTTTAAGAGTTCATATATATGACCAACAATATACTCCTTATGATGGATTAGGTTCTATATTGCAAGCGCAAAGAAATGCACAAGTAAGTATAAACAGTAATCCAACAGCAACAACAACCCCAGATGGAACATCAACTGATATATCTCTTGTGGAATTAAATGCAAATAGATATAATCAAGAAGTATTAAACAGAGCAATACAAAATGGAATTGTAAGTCGCACTACAGATGAACGTGGAAATAGTTTATATGAAGTTGTCGGTGGAGCTCAAGCTCTTAAACGTTTTTTATATGAAACAACGCCGTATATCATATATGGCGCACAAAATTCTTTAGTTAAAAATGCCAATCTAGCGTCCATGACAGATCAAGCAGCAGCAACTATAGCCATGGTCAATGGTCCTACTAGTAATGGTTTACTAAGACCAGATGGTCAAGATATAGGCAACATTCCTATGCAAATTTTACCAACTGAACTAAGTATCGACACCTATGGTTGTCCATTAATATATTCTGCAACACAATTTTTTATTGATTTTGGAACAAATACAACAGCAGATGATATATATGCCGTAACAGGCATTGAACATAAAATAAGTGCAGGAGATTTTTCTACTACTTTAAAATTCCGAGCATTATCCAGTTATGGTCAATACAGAAATTATATTCATGATTTGCAAACTGCTGAACAACGATTGAGACAATATGAAGAACGATTAACTGGTGCACCCGCACAAGACGTAAATCCAAGACCAACACATTCTAGAACAAGAAGAACTTCCACAACTCCTTCCACAGCTCCTTCCACAGCTACAACAACTACGGGAACGGGTATATCGGACGAGCCACGTGTTGATACTCCAAATCCAGAAAGAGCTTCACAAGCACAGCAATCCGAAGCACAAAGACAAGCAGCCGAAGCTCAAGCAAATGCTATAAGACAACAAATTGAAATTGAAAGACAAGCAGCAACAGCAGCCGCTACAACAACTGGTAGATTACCTGCCTCTCCTGAAACCTCCAGTTCATCATCAACTTCGGGTTTAACTCCAACTACACCAACAACAGCTATTTCATCACCAACTTCTCGGCGTCCTTTTACTACAACTCGAGGCAGCTCGCTGCGGGAGTGATGTTTTTATATTTGTATAATTTGTTTTCTCTTTATGATAACATAACATTATGCTAAAATATAGATTAGATCCATATGTTTGTGGAGGTAATATATCTGATTACTTTGTAGCTAATCATGGTTCTGGTATTTGCATAAGTAAATCACCAAAAAGCTTTAAAGATTCTAAGTATATCGAATTTCGTAGTCCAAAAATTATTGGAGAATTTTGTCGGCTTTATGGTATTAACACACCAATTTGGCCTCCACAAAAATATAATCGCATCTTATCTCAAATTGCACCAAAATTAGAACATAATAATGTTAATTGGCCTAAATTCATAGGAACAAAACGTTATATGTTAGAAATGCAACAATTTGCAGAATCATTTGAACGTTCCGTATCTGAATACAATATCGATTATTGGTTCGATTTGTATGATAGATATTTAAAAGGATTATTCTATAATATGGAATATTCTTATATTGATAAAAAGTTATATGAACAATATAAAATCGAAGCAACAGCATCACAGTTAGAAATATTAGAAACATGGAAACCATATGAAGATGGTACTGTCCCTCCAGCAAATTATTCTGGTACAGAAACAAGAACTGGAAGATTAAAAGTTATTGATGGACCGAATATTCTACATCTTAAAAAAGATTATCGTAATATGATAATCTCATCTCATCGTGAGCATGGGAAAATTGTTTATCTAGATTATTCTTCTTTAGAACCTCGTATACTCCTCTGCCTATCTAATCCTTCTCTAATTGGTAGCCTTCCACAAGATATATATTCTAAAATGTTGGATGACCTTGATCTTAAAGATAAAATACCGAGAACAGTGGCAAAAACAGCAATTCTTTCGGTATTGTATGGTCAAAAAGAAGAAAATACTATTAAAACCTTATCCAATTATATTGGTAGTGCTGAAGACTTCCTCAATCTTGTTAATGAATACTTTGGCATTGAGAAGCTCAAGGAAAAACTAGCTGCGGATTTATTAAAAACCGGTGGGCGCTATATCTTGAACTACTATGGGCGTCCCATCTTTTGTGAAGATACAAAGTCTTATGCGCTTTTAAATTATTATGTTCAATCAACAGCAGTTGATGTAGCGATGTTGGGATTTTTAAATATTGTTAGTCGGTTGAAAGACTATCAATTAACTGATAAGATAAAACCAATCTTTATCTTACATGATGGTCTTTTTCTTGATATACATGAAGATGCCTATCATGTTCTTCCAAAAATAGAAAAGTTAGGTTCGACTGGTATTAAAGGGTTTAAAAACGTTAATTTTTGGTTGAGAATGGAATAAATTTGTGGCTAGTCTATATAATTGTTGGACATGTAATAAAAGCTTATTATCTGAGGAAGTAACGGAAGAATACTTCTTTTGGTGTAATAAAGACTGCCATGATAAAGATGAACAATACAAATACAAATCAAAAATTATTGATACAAAATTAGATGTTGCTGTTATTGATAAAAAAACTGAACAAGAACAACGAAAAGCAAAAATTCGAGCAGCAATTAGTGAAATTAAGAAAAGTAAAGAAGGAAAAGGTTAATAGCTATGAGCAGCAATGCAAAGATATGGTTAGAACGTTTTAACAAAAATCGAATTGCAGTTGATATAACATTATTTATTGTATTTCTTGCGATGGGACTTTATATTCTAAGTTGGTTAATACCAATTAACTCTTTAATGCAAGCAATATTGAATACATTAACAACGCTTGGTATATTATTGTTTGCTTTTTCTTGGTTGAAGCTAGCTGAAATTGCTTCATCCTTAATGAAGTTACAAATTGAAAAATTCGTTGAATTAGAAAAAACTCCAGAAGAAAAAGCGGCTCCAATTATTGTTGCTAAGAAATCTATATCGGTTGCAACACCGACTGCAACAACTTTTACAAACAAAGTCATTAAAACAACTAAAGGTATTTTAGAATCTGAAACAAATTTCGTGCAAAAACGTACACGTGTTAAAAAGAAAGAAGGATGATATGGCAGCTACAAAAAAAAGATTTTCATGCGGACATAAAGGTTATGGTGAATATTGTCACCGATGCGCTCAGGCCGAAGCTCTTGAACAAAAAGCAAATAGCCTAAAAGCGTCCCAGACGCCCTCAGAAGGCGAGAAGAAGGGTAAAGGCAAGAAAGCTACATCAGAAGATGTAACAGGGCTCTTAGAGGAAGCTAAGAGACTTCGTGGCCCACAAAAGAAAAGTAAAAGAGATACAGTTTCATTCATTGAAGAATGATATGTGACATATGGTACGTAATATTGAAGACTTAGAATCATTAGCTGGATATGATGAATATGGACATTTCACATATCAAGTTTGGATTGATGATAAAGTAGTAGAAAATCTTGAAGATTGCGACCCAGATGAGGGTTGGATAAGATTACGTATTAAAAAATTTCGTAGCTCTGACGATTATTTTGTTGGTTCAAAAAAATGGGGCAGAGTTGCTATAGTAAAAGTTTATAAGTGAAAAAGCCGACCAGATTTCCTGGCGGCTTTTTTATTTGGTTTATTTGTTCTTTTATCTCTTCTATGATTAGATCATGAATAAAAAAGCAGAAAATAATCAAGAGTTAATTTTAAAGCGGGTTCAAGAAAATTGGGGAACATTAAAAGGGCTGGTTAATCGGATAGATAATCCAGAAGCAAGAGAAGGTGCAATTCATCTATGCGATGATTTACATGATCGTTTTGCTGTAGCTCCAGCATCTACCAGAACCGATTATGTTGGTTGCTTTGTTGGTGGTCTTGTATGGCATTCTTTAAACGTTCTAAAGGTAATGAAAGCTTTTAGAACATCTCTTGATCTTGAAAAGTCTGTTAGTGCAGACAGCGTGATCATTCTTGGTTTATTTCATGATATTGGTAAACTTGGTAATGAGAAGGAGGATTATTATTTGCCCCAATCAAGTGATTGGCATAGAGATAAATTGGGTATGCATTATGAAGTTAATGAAGCTATGGGACATATACCGATTGCAGTAAGAAGTCTCTGGTGGCTTAACCACTATAAGGTTTCACTATCTGAGAATGAGGTATATGCTTTACAGTCGTTATCTATGAAGAATGGTGAGCAGATCAGTTTTACGCCCTCATTGAGAGATCCTTGGGAGGGATATTTGTTGCAGAGTGCAGTTAGGGGTGCTTGCATTAAACATCATGGTATAACAAGTTTGACACAGACTTGAATAAACGTCCCCTCCGGATTGAGGGATAGAAAGAGAAACGCCGCCTCAGAGAAATCTGGGCGGCGTTTAACTTATATGATAGTTTAACTTGATCAGATTTTGTATCCCAATTTTCTCAAAGCTTTTATTACAAATTCTGTATCACCTTCCTCGCCATGAGCCAGACCAGTAAGCTGATCAGCCAATTTTAGCGCAAATCGCTCGCCCAACTTTTGTTTAGCCTTTTGAAATAGTTCATCTCTAATTTCAAGATTGATCGTCTCCCAATCTTTTTCTGCCAAAGCTTGGGAAAGTATATTAGATGGTCGAACATCTTCAGCTTTCAAAGCAGCTTTAAATGCCCTGTATTGATCTGGAGATAACGCTCTAATTGAGGCTAAAAGTTCTTCTACTTGTGGGGAACGGTTTGCTCCAGCCATTTCTTCTACTTGTTCACGGATAAGCTGTTTAAGCTGTTTTACTGTAATCTTCATAAATAATATTCCTTTCTCTTCAATAAAGAGGTTTGTTTCCTTTAAATATTATTTATCAAACAATTATTCTTTTTTTTCATCCCTTTTCAGTTTAAAGTTAAGTTTGATTAAGTTATGTTAGAGGAACATCGATAGAGACAAAAAAATATTTTGAGTTATAATTAACATACAGAGGTACCTTATAAGCTTTTTTTCCATGGTGGATTTTATGGCTTATACCTTTCCTCTGTATTTTTTAAAGTCCCAATGGGCAACAAAGGTGAAAATGTATAACTTGGACGCCATTAAGGCGAAAATTAATCAATTATCTGGTAATCGCAGTTCAACTTCTGAAAAAACAGAAAAGACTAAGGTAAATTGGTGGAAGCCGCAGCTTGGTCAGCATGACATTCGCTTCCTTCCTTATCAAGATCGTAATGGCCAACCTTTCCATGAGGTAAGTTATTATGATAGTCGGCTTCTTTCTGAACGCCGGTTTGTAGCTGGTTGTCAGTTTGAAGGAGTTACTGATCCTGTCTTTAATCTTTTAACAGATTTAAAGAAAGATCGTAGTAAGGAAGCATGGACATTGTGGCGTAATCTTCAACCCAAAGAACGTTATTATGCACCAATCATTGTTCGTGGCGAAGAAGATAAGGGTGTTCAGCTATGGGAGCTAAATAGCAAACTTGTAAAAGATATTTATAGTGTTCTTGCTCATCCGGATTATAAGGATGAAAATCTTATGGATCCAGACAGTGGTTATGATTTCACTGTAACAGTATCTCCAACTGATAAGACCTATGCTGGTAATCCAGTTAAGGATATTAAGCTTCAGCCCCGGCGCAAGCCATCACCTCTTGCTAAGAGTTCGGCAGATGCAGATAAGGTTATTGCTGCAATTCCAAATCTTGAAGCTTATTTTAGGGCTCAAGTAAAGAGTGAAGACGAATTGAAGGCTATTCTAGAAAACTTCCTTGCTGGTAATGGTTCCTCTGCCGAAGCTGCTTCTGATGAAGAGTTAGAAGAGGTTAAGGACAAGGCTGTTTCGGATGCTAAGTCAAAGAAAACCAGGAAAAGTATCGATGCGGCATTTGATGATTTATAATTTATAAAAACCTCCCCTCCGGATTGAGGGATAGAAACAGAAACGCCGCCTCAGAGAAATCTGGGCGGCGTTTAACTTTGATATGTTGCTCTTTTTTAAAAGAGAGTCTCACTCGAAGTGAAATATACCAGCGGCCTTTTTTAATTCTGCTCCTATTTTCGAATCTCTGTTCTGGACGACTTTTAAAACATCGGAAAGTTGATCGTAAGAGTCATCTCCTTCTCCAGTTTTTGTCGCATTTTTTATTGCCCTAATAAGCTTTGCAGGTGTGGCGCCTCTATTATAGCTGTCAATTACTGCTTTTGCTAGTTCTCCATAGACTATTAGGTCTTCTTGACCGCTTTTGTCTGATTCCAAAGCTGATTTAAACCTTTCTACTGCGGTCTTTTCTCCTGTGGTTGCTTCTTCTACTTGTTCTCTGATGAGCTGTTTAAGTTGTCCTATTGTAATCTTCATGTTAAACCTTTAAAGTTGATAGCTTTAAATATTATTCAACGCATAAATGTTCTTTTTTTCATCCCTTTTCAGTTTACGTTTAGATGCGGTTGGTATATGATGATTGGAAAGAAGGAAACACATGGCAAAACCAACAAAAAAATCAGGAGATACAGTAGCAACAGTTCAAGATACAGTAATAGACGATTTCTCATCAGACCTTATCAAAGCAATCAATAAAGAACACAATGATAAGATCGCTTTCAATCTTGGTGTAGATGATGCACCAACTCATGTTCATCGCTGGATTTCTACCGGCTCTCGTCAGCTTGATTATATCATTGCTAATCGTAGAAATGGTGGTATGCCAGAAGGACGTATTGTAGAAATACAAGGTCCACCAGGTATCGGTAAATCAACCCTAATGGCTCAAATCGCCCGCTCAACTCAAAGAATTGGTGGTATCGCCGTCTATATTGATACCGAAAATGCAACAAATCCGGATACTCTTGCAGCTATGGGTGTTGATGTGGCAAGAAGATTCGTATTCGTTCAGTCTCCATGCACAGAGGAAATTCTTTCTGTAATAGAAAGCACTATCCTCAAAGCTCGCACAATGACAAAAGATGTTCCCGTAACCGTTATATGGGATAGCGTCTCTCAGTCCTCGCCAAAGGCTGAGTTAGAAGGCGATTATGACCAAAATACAATTGGTCTACAAGCCCGTGTTCTTTCTAAAGGCATGAGAAAGATTGCTAACGTTATTGGCGGTCAAAAGGTTCTATTGGTGCTCGTATCACAGCAGAGAATGAAGATTGGAGTAATGTTTTCCGATCCGTGCGTAACTCCAGATACGAAAATCAAAATTCGCAGAAGGAAATGAGCATGGAACAGAGATAATGGTAGAACATTATGCAAAATATGTCACCATAAACAACCAACACATGGAACAGGAGCCCTAAAATGGAAGAATATATAGAAGAAGAAATAACATTTAGAGAGTTGGCAAAACGATTAGGAATAGAAGATTTGGATACTCCAGAAGAGTATGATATCAAAGAAGAAGGATATCAAATCTTATCATACGATGAAGCAACTGGAAAAGAAGTTTGGCAAGCTTTAGAAGCATATGTAGTTAAAAAGAATGCTGCCGAACATTATCAGCTTAATACATTACATGGTACTGCCGATCATAAAGTCCTTCTTGGAAAAGAATATGTAAGGCTCGCAGATCATCCGGGCGCAGAGTTGGTTAAACAGCCAATCCAAGTTGTTGATTGCCAAGTAGCAAATACTCATTGTTACCTTGCAGAAGGTCAGATCAATCACAACACGACAACATCTGGTGGTATGGCAATCCCCTATTCATCATCCGTTCGTATCCGTCTTGATGGTGGCTCACCTATCAAAGATAAAGATGAAAACGTTATAGGGATTAATGTAACGGCTAAGACTATTAAGAACAAAGTTGCCAAACCTTTCCGTAAGGTAGGTTTCCAGATAATGTTCGGTAAGGGTATCTTTGAGAATGATGAAACTTTCGATCTTCTTCGTGAATATTGTAAGAACTCAAAGAGCGGCGTTATGGTAAACAACAAATCCGTTATGATAGCTGGTGATGCAGCATGGAAAACGTTTACTGTAATTGATCTTAAGACCGGCGAAGTTGAAACAGAAGTTAAGTTCTATAAAAATGAGTTTACGCAGAAAGTATTAAACAAACCAGAATATTCAGATTATATTAATGCCCTGATGGATGCAGCCCTCATCATAGGCAAGGACGACATCACTGAAAGCCATTCCACATTTGAGGGGATTGCAGAAGGTGATGTCAAAACCGCTGATGAGTTAAGCGCCTGATAGACCCCAATAGTAATAACACATAACACCCAAAGTAAAGGCGATAATCTAAACTAACTGAAAGGTTAACAAGGATTATCGCCTTTATCATTTTAAACACAGGAGAAATATGAAATCACATAATTCAAATGATGCAATCAGAATAGCAATAGAAGAACCGATAGCAAAATCGGATTACAAAACAACGGATAAAAATTGGATAAGTCCCCAAATACCCAAAGAAGATAAAGTTTTATGTATTAAATTTAAGAGAATGTCAGAAACTGCAAAATTGCCAACAGCAATTCGGGCTGGTGATATTGGATTTGATTTATATTGTGATGAAGATTTTCTGTTAATGCCCGGAAATGTTAAAAAAGTAAAAACAAATATCCAATTAGCTGATATGCCCACAATGGACAATGATCGCAATCGTATTTTTATAAAGATTGAAGGTCGTAGTGGATTATCTGCAAAAGGTATATTTCCAACTGGAGGCATCATTGATTGCTCCTATAGGGGAGAAATAGGTGTAGTTTTAAACATGGTATCAAATCCAGATAGTGGTCCACGTGGAATAGAGTTTAAATGTGGAGATAGGATTGCACAGTTGGTAGTATATAAGGTTGCAACAATGGGTGAAGTCGTTATGGAAGAAACCGATACAGTTACTGATACAAATCGTGGTTCTGCTGGGTTCGGTTCGTCGGGAAAGTGAAATAGGTTAGACAGAAAAGAGAAACGCCGCTCCGAAATCAATCCTGAGCGGCGTTTTCAATTAGTATATCAATTAAAGTGGGTAGTATATATTAAGTCTATGTTCCAACCAACCCAAGAAAGACCGATAATAATCATTGATGGTTTTAATATCTTCATTAGAAATTTTCTGGTCAATCAAGAAATTAATCTCCGTAGTCAGCCGATTGGTGGAGTGGTTGGATTCATGAAATCGGTTGACTATCTTGTTGGAACCTTCTGCCCATCCCGAGTATATGTAGTATGGGAAAATGGTGGTCCGTCTTCAAGACGGAAACACATATCCCCTCAATACAAGGCGAATAGAGCCAAGATGAAGGAAGTGAAGAAAATCCAACAAGGCAAGGAGAGCATACGGGATGTTTTAGCATTGGATGACGAGACAAGGGTTCAACAGATCACCATGCTAACAGCTCTACTCAAGAGCACTCCTGTATGTCAGGTTTATGTGCAAGATACTGAATGCGATGATATTGTTGCATATCTTGCTCAAGATAAGTTCAAAATGGTTCCTGCAAAAAAGATCATTGTTTCTAATGATAAAGATTTTTATCAGTTATTGCACGATCCTCTTATTCAAATATATGATCCGGCAACCCGTAAGATTATAGATGATAAAGAGGTTATTAATAAGTTTGGGATATCTGCAAGAAACTTTTGTTTAGCTAAAACTATAGCTGGAGATGATAGTGACAATGTTGAGGGAGTTCCCGGAGCAGGGTTCAAGACCGTCGCCAAAAGATTTCCCAAAATGTCTTCTGTAGAAGAAGATATGGATATAGCCACCATCATTTCGGAAGCCCGAGCAGCTAATATAGGAAAGAAAAAGCCGATAGCTATATATGACCACATATCCCAATGCGAAGAATTGATAAGACGCAATTGGGATTTAATGTATTTGAATAGTAGCAATCTTAGTGCCAGTCAGATTAATAAAATCAACTATATTGTTGACACTCATGAACCTCGAATGGATAAGCTTGGTTTAATCAAAACTGTCATAGAATGTGGCATTAATTCGACATTTGATTATGATCGTTTTTGTTCTCAAATGCGTAATTTTGTCCGATAATTTGGGGTTTAAATTAATTTTTTGAATTGAGTAAGGTTACAAGAAAGGAAACCTATGAGCGTAGTATTTATGAAAACGATGAGTGGCGGACAAACTAAACCAGAATCTTCAAAAGCAGAAACTGGAAAGCATTTCTCCTTTGATAAAAGTTTCCAGGAAAAGATTGTTCAAGCCTTTTTAATAGACAGAAATTGGGCAGGCCAGTTTGCAGAAGTTCTTGATGTTAACTTCTTCCAGTTTGCTTATCTTAAAAAGATAGCAGATACTTATATGTCTTATAATAAGAAATATAAAGAATTTCCATCATTAACACTTCTTGCTCAAATTATTGCTTCTGAACTGAAAAATCCTTCTGATAGTATTCTACGTTCTCAAATTCATGATTTTCTTTTGCAAGTAGAAGAAAACCGTGATCTTGGTGATCTTGGTTATGTCAAAGAGAAATCTCTTGATTTCTGTAAACGTGCAGGGCTCCAGAAGGCTCTAGAAGCTTCTATTGAATTTATTGAGACAGAGAAGTATGAAAAGGTTGTAGAAACTATTAAATCGGCTATTAATGCTGGTAATGAACATTCCCCAGGTCTTGAACTTAAAGATGATGTTGATGCTCGTTATAGCGAAACCTTCCGTAGAACCGTTGCTACTGGCATTAAACAACTTGATGAAAAGAAGATCCTTAATGGTGGTCTTGGCGCTGGTGAACTCGGTGTAATCATTGCTCCTACAGGGGTAGGTAAATCTCACCTACTTACCCACTTTGGAGCACAAGCTCTACTTCAAGGCAAGAATGTATTGCATTATACGTTTGAGTTGAATGAGAGAGCTGTTGGTGTTCGTTATGACAGTCATTTGCTTGGTATTGACAGCATTGATTGTTATGAACATAAGGAACAGATTAAGAAGTATTATGAAGATAACGCAGAAACTCTTGGTCGTTTGAAGATCAAGTATTATCCAACTGGAACAGCAACAATCAATACCCTTCGTGCTCACATTGATAAACTTGCAAATGAAGGTTTCCGCCCTGACGTATTGGTTATTGATTATGCTGGTATTATGCGTTCTACAGAAAAGTATGAGCTTCTTCGTCTTGAATTAAAGAAGATATACGAAGAACTTCGTAGCTTTGCTAATGAAGTAGATATTCCAGTATGGACAGCTTCTCAGTCAAATAAGGAAGGCGCTAACAAAGATTACGTTGATCTTACAAATATGGCAGAAGCTTATGGCCAGGCACACGTTGCTGACTTTGTTCTCGGTCTTGCTAGAAAGAGTATGAGCAAAAGTACCGGATACGGGAATATATTTATTGCAAAAAATAGAGCTGGTGTAGATGGCATTCAATTTCAAATACACTTAGATACAGCTCGTTCAAAACTCAGAATTCTTTCAGAAGAAGAATTTAATCGTATTAAATCTGATCAAGAAGAACTTGAAGATGGTAATCTTAAAAACTTTTTCCGGGAGAAGATTAGAGAATATCAGAAAAAATATTGAGGTGTTATATGTCCCTATTAGAACGTCGTATCAATTATAGACCATTCTTATACAGCCAAGCTTATGATTATTGGCTAAAGCAACAGCAAGCACATTGGCTTTCTTCTGAGGTTACTCTTAATCAAGACCTTCTTGATTGGAACATGAACCTTACACCATCAGAGAAGTCAATCATTGGCGGCATTCTAAAAGGGTTTACTCAAACTGAAATATTTGTTAATGATTATTGGTCGGGCAAAGTAGCTCGTTGGTTTCAACATCCAGAAATTGTAATGGCTGCTACAACTATGGCTTCTTTTGAAACCATCCATACTCAAGCCTATTCCCTACTTGATGAAACTCTTGGTTTTGCTGATTATGAAGCTTTTCTTGCAGAACCAACCATTAAAGCAAAGATTGATCGTCTTGTAGAAACTGGTAATATTGATACAACGGATATGACCACAGAAAAGAAGATGACTATGGCTAAGTCTCTTGCTGTATTCTCTGCTTTTACAGAAGGCGTCTCTCTTTTCTCTTCATTTGCTGTTCTCCTACATTTCTCTCGTTTTAATAAAATGAAAGGTATGAGCCAGATTGTTACATGGAGCATTAAAGATGAAACCTTGCATTCAGAATTTGGTTGCTATTTATTTAGAACATTTGTTGAAGAAAATCCGGAAATTTGGACAGATGAATTTAAAAAAGAAATATATCAGGCTGCAAGAGACACTGTAGCATTAGAAGATAACTTTATCGATAAGGTATTTGAACATGGTAATATTGAAGGTCTAACAAAGGAAGATTTGAAGGATTTTATTAGACATCGTACAAATATGCAGCTTGGAAAGCTTGGTTTAAAACAAAACTGGAAAAATGTAGACAAGGAAGCATTGAAACGTATGGAATGGTTTGATGCTATTGGCGCAGGAGTTCGACTTGATGATTTCTTTAGCGTTAAACCAACCGATTATAGTCGTGGCGTTGTAAATTTTGATGATATGTTTTGATTAAAGAGTAATACATGAAGACATTAGAAGAATTAAAAAACGAAGGCGAAGCACCAAGCTGGTTAACGAGCGATGCATTTCAAATGTTGCGAGGCGGTTATTTGTGGAATGATGAAACTCCTAAGCAGATGTATCGTCGTGTAGCAGCTTCTGTTGCTAAATCTCTAAAGAAGCCAGAATTAGAAGATAAGTTCTTTGACATTATGTGGAAGAACTGGTTATGCCCTTCTACTCCAGTATTATGCAATGCTGGAACAACTCGTGGTTTACCCATAAGCTGTTTTTCGTCCTATATGGCCGATGATACTTATGAAATTTTAGAAACCCTACAGGAAGTAGCAATGCTATCCAAGTATGGTGGTGGAACAGCTATCCATGTTAATGATGTTCGTGCCAAAGGAACACCAATCTCTAAGGGAGGACACTCAGATGGTGTAGTTCCATTCCTTAAAATGGCAGATAGCGTTATCCTTGGTATCTCTCAGGGTTCTACTCGTAGGGGTGCTTGTGCTGCTTATATTGATATTGAACATGGTGATTTTGACGAGTTCCTTCAGTCTCGTAGACCAACCGGCGATACCAATCGTCAATGCCTTAATCTTCATCATGGTGTTTGCGTCTCAAATGCATTTATAGACAAAGTAAAAGCTGGAGACACAGAAGCCCGTAGACGCTGGAAAGAGCTGATTAAGAGCCGTGTAGAGACAGGAGAGCCCTATGTTTTCTTTACGGACAATGCTAATGATCAAGCGCCGCCTGTATTAAAAGAAACTGGTATTAAGCTTAAAGGCTCAAACCTTTGCGTAACCGGAGATCAGATAGTTGTAACTTCAAAAGGATTACGTAATGTCCTTGATCTTGTTTCTTCTGGTGAGGAATTGACTTTATTTGATGGAAGTAAAAAAGTAAATGCTTCTCCAATGAAGCTAATAGAAAAAAATGCTCCTGTATATCGTATTACTACAAAATCTGGACGAACACATGACGTTACATCATATCATAAAGTAAAAACAACTCGTGGAATGATTGCTTGTGAGGAGCTTAAAGATGGAGATAAAATCTTTGTTCAACGCAATGAAGGTTTGTTTGGCAATATACACAAGCCGGAAATGGCATTCTTATTAGGTCTTTATCATGCAGATGGCACACAGACCGACAAATATGTTTATATTGACATTTGGGAAAATGATTTTAAACTTCGTTCAGAGATAGAAAATTCAATACAGAAAGTTTATTGTGAAGAGAATTGGCTTGAATATGATATTAAAAATCAAACTGGCGTAAGTGTTGGTAAAAGAAAAACAAAAATTCCAACTTTTATTAAACAAAATACTGGATCATCATCTGTTCAAAAAATCCGTCTTGGATCACATAAGTTAAAACAATTTGGTTTTAAAAAAGGTGTAATACCAGACTGGATTTATCAAGGTGATAAAGAAACTATTTCTCAATATCTAAGAGGGCTTTACATCGCAGATGGAACAATAAACATCAGCAAATCACATGGAAATCCTCTATATCTTTCACTAGCTTCAATTGATCGTGATTTTCTTGGAAAGATACAAATAATTCTTTCTAATCTCGGAATTGAATCAAAAATATATATAATGAGAAAAGCAGGTAAAAGTTTATTGCCTGACGGAAAAGGCGGTAGTAAATATTATGATACGAAAGACTGTTGGCGGTTAAATATTGGCAATAAAACTGATGCAATAAAGTTTGATAAAATTACAGGATTTCTTGCATATAAAGGAAAATCTCTTCAAGAAAGAAAGTATAGAGATAATACAAAAAAATATGACGAAGTGAAGTCAGTAACTTACTTAAACAATCAAGATGTATATTGCACAACGGTTGATTCAAAAGAACATGTTTGGGTTTGTAATTCTTTTATAACTTCAAATTGTTCAGAAATCTTCCTACCAACAGATAAGGATCACACCTTTGTTTGTTGTCTTTCTTCCCTTAACCTTGCAAGATGGGATGAGTGGAAGGATACAGATACGGTTCAACTATCTGTATGGTTCCTTGATGGTATTATGGAGGAGTTTATTCAAAAGGCGGCTAACTTGAGAGGATTTGAAAGAGCACTCAATTTTGCTCGTAAATCTCGTGCTCTCGGTCTTGGTGTCCTCGGTCTACACTCATACTTCCAAAAGAATATGATTGCATTTGATAGCCTTCAAGCATATCTCCAGAATAAGATTATATTCAAGAAGATTAGAGAAGAAGCTGAGTTGGCTACAACGGCTCTTGCTACTGAATATGGTGAACCAGAGTGGTGTCGGGGTCATGGTAGAAGAAATGCTACTCTTATGGCTATAGCTCCAACTGTATCAAACTCCCTTATTGCTTCTAACGTATCTCAGGGTATTGAACCATGGATTGCCAATGCATTTGCTCAAAAGAGTGCAAAAGGAACGTTCGTAAGAAGAAATCCAGAACTTGAGAAGCTTCTCCAGAACATTGGACAAGATACCGATGATGTTTGGGGTTCTATTCTTAAGCATGATGGAAGTGTTCAGCATTTAGAATGCTTAACCGCTGAACAGAAGGAAGTATTTCTAACTGCCAGAGAGCTAAATCAGTTTGCTATTATTAAGTTGGCTGCTGAAAGACAGAAGTTTATTGATCAAGGTCAGAGTATTAATATCTTCTTCCCAGCCAATAGCGATCCAAAGTATATCAATCAAGTTCACTTGGAAGCAGCTAATAGTGGTCTTAAGAGCCTTTATTATTTACGTTCTACATCCGTTCTTAAGGCAGAGCAGAATAGTAATGCGGTATACAAGAGAGAACTAACAGAATGTAGTTGGTGCGAAGGATGAAAATATGACAACAAGGTTAATTGATTTAAGAGGACAACAAAAAAATATATTTCCAAGAAAAACTGGATCTGATGGCAAGGTTATTAACACATCAAAAGTTGTTAAAGGTAAAACTGTTTGTCGAGATCCAAAAACTATAACCGGTATTGGCATTCATCAAACAGCTTGTGTATTTGGACCAAGAAACGATAGAGAAAAGGCTTATTTGCGTGCTACTGGAGTGCCTGCCCATGTTGTAGCGTATAGAGATGGTGTATATGTAGCTACTGCACCACTAGATTGGTATCTTTATCATGGAAATGAACTAAATGAATTCTCTCTTGGATTGGAGTGCGAAGGTCATTATCCAGGATTATTAGATGACCCCAAGACGCCTATTAGAGAAGATATTAAAACAACCTGGGGTGGTAATCCAACTCCATTAGATGATAAGGCTATAGAGACGTTTAGAGCCGCCCTTAAATGGCTTGTCGATAATGGTAGAGCCGCTGGTATGCCAATAGAGTTTATCTGGGCACATAGACAGTCTAATGGTCAGAAACCATCAGATCCAGGTATGGGTATTTGGAAACATGTTGTATTAGAGTATGGTGTTCCAGTATTAGGTCTTAAAACTCAAACTGATAAATGTTGGAGAGATGGTAAAAAGATTCCAGTTGAATGGGATCCAGCCGGTGTCGGCAAATATTGATATATCATAATGTAAATTCTTATGACGAAACAGTAATTAAGAAGTATGAATACTGTTTTAGAGAAGCTTCTTGAATATCTTTTAACTGAAGAGGAGTTAGAAGAACAAAATGCTTTAGGTGGCGGAGGAGTAGGAGCTACTTCATCTGGGTTGGCATTAAATTTGTCAGATTTTAGACCACCACCACAAAGTAAACTTGAAGAAGTAAATTCTCTTGCTGGCTTTTATGATTTGATATTATCTGTAAATGAAGACCAAATACAGCAGGATCCGGATGATCCAAGTGATCCAAATCCACCTCCAAGTCATCACAAACATCAACCAAACAAATCATCAAAAGGTAAAAAGCAATATAACCCAAGTCATGATACAATGTGGAATTATGGAGATAAGCCAACTGGTGATCTTCCAGCAATGCATGTAAAATACATTGCATTAGAAGAACAAGTTTCATTAAAGAAAAAAACTGATCGTGTAAGAATATTTCAAGATAGGGGTCATCCAATTAAACAGGATTCATTGAACGTTCTTATAGATTTTTTAAAGTTCTGTAATAGTATCCTAAAAATGGAAGATATGCCTGACATATATCTTCATACGATTAAGAAGCCAGATATGACAACTGGTATGTATAATCGTAGTGAACACATGATACACGTATTGGTTGGTAAGCGCCTTTTAGTGGATGTTTTAAGAACCATTGCTCATGAACTAACTCATGCTCGCCAAGAGGAAACAGGATTGCTTGATAAGCATTTAGCAAATGTTGATCCGATGAATGAGATGGGAGACATAGACACGATATATGAGAATGAAGCTTATACGTTAGCTGGTAACATTGTAAAAATATTCTGTCGCAAGTATAAGCGCATACCTAAAGACGATTTGTATCAGCTTAATGAGAACAAGCGGTATTTATGAGTCTTATTGATAAAATAAGATATGGCAATTTATCAAAGGAATACTATGAAGTATCTCTACGGCAAGATGATATAAGTAAAAGTCTTGAAGAACTTGGTTTATATGACAAATTGTTTGATATGCCGCCGCCACCCAATTCATCTGCTATAACTCAAAAAGAATTAAAAAATTTGGTTAGTCATACCAATAACATATCTGATATTGTTTTAGAATTTTGCAAGAATGCAGATAAAGACCATTTAGGTTTATTCATATCTTATTTGAAGAATCATGGAATATATGATATAACAAAAGAAGATTTAGATAGAGTAACCGACCAGACATATGCTTTTTTGATTCGTATTAAAGATCATTATAATCGTCCAAGACCATATCAGCTTGCCTATTATTATAACATAGATTTACATACGGCAGTAAATAGTCATACAGCGGATACTCCTTCGTATCCAAGTGGACATAGCTTTGAGAGTTTCATAATAGCAGAGCTTTTAGCTAACAAATATCCAGAACATGCTATGGGTCTTTTAAAACTCGGTAAAAATATAGGTTTATCTAGATTGTTAATCGGCGTACATTATCGTTCAGATCATGATTTTGGTCGCTACTTGGGTAAAATAATAATAGAAAATGAATTGATCAAACAATTGTGAGAAATATCATTTTTGAATAGACATATATATTAATAAGGGTGTTTATGAAAAATTTATTATTTGGTATATTATTATCTCTGACGTTCTTGTTGAGCTGTTATAACGATCATTCTCGCAATAGAGTTTTAGAAACGAGAAATACGATAAATGTTGCAACTCTTGCCACTGTAGCAATAATAGAAAATAGAACAGAATCTTCTGATGCGCCCGCTCAACCTTATTGTAGCGGGTTTTTTATTTCTAGAACAAGAATTGTAAGTGCACTTCATTGTTTTCAAGATGTAAGAGAAATAACAGTTGGAGACGCAATATATAGAATATTTGTAAATCCAAATCCTATAGGAAATGTAGTACAGTTTGTTCGATATGGTGAAATAAACATGATAACTAACAATTTTGAAACAACTGTGGTTCATGAAGCAAGAGTTATATATACAGATAGAGTTAATGATATTGCTTTATTGGATATAGAACAGGGAACTGAACCATCAAATGTTTACATTCATCTTAGTTCACGTGCTCCTTCAATAGCTGAACATGTATATTTAATTGGTCATCCTGGTGGTATTGGTTGGACTGTTGTTGATGGTATTATTTCTAGAATAATGTACGATAATACAGGCGTTCCAAATATATTACAATCTACAACACCCCTTATTGGTGGATTTTCTGGTGGACCGCTAATCAATGAACATGGAGAAGTTATTGGATTAGCTCGAGCATATATTAATCGTATGCATCATATTTCTGTATTCACTAGTTCAAATGTTATATTAACAGATGTTTCTGTTGTTCATTGATTGGTTTAATGAATTATGTAAACATGATATGATATCATCATGTTTAATTGGTTTAAAAATCTTCGGAAAAAATCCGATTCTAAATCTATTGAACAAACAATATCTGACATGTCAATTGGTCAATCCTTGAAACTTAAGTTTAAGGATCCTAGGAGACTTGGATTAATTGACCCTTCTGGAACTTTGACAAGAAGATATGATCCAGAAGATTTAATAAATAGAGTTCTTATTGGTACATTATTAACAAAAAAAGTTGTTAATAACATTGTTTTTATAGAAATTGGTTGTTTTAAAATGAGAAATGGAATGAGAGTTGAAAGAACCTATACGCTTATGTTAGAAGAGATAGAACACTTAGAGGAAATTAAATGAAAAAAGATTTTGATATAAAACATTTATTTCGTAAAGAAACAGTTTTAGACAAAGGTCATGTTGATTTAATGGATGGCATGGTAACACATCCTATGTTAAAGGTTGTTAATTCTGCAAGAGTTTCTTTCTTAAAAGAAGCAAAAGAATTAACAGAACGTGACGCTAAACTTATAAAATATTTAATTGAACATGAACATTTCTCAACTTTGCGTCATTCTTATTTTTCTTTTAGAATAAAAGCACCTCTCTGTGTTTTCCGGCAATGGTGGAAATATCAGATAGGTTCTCAATGGCTTGAGAATGAAAATGTTGGTTCAGTTGAAATTCAAGATACTTCATGGAATGAAGCCTCCGGAAGATATGTAGAATTTGAACCAGAATTTTATATTCCAGAATTAATTCGAGTTCAATCTAAAGACAACAAGCAGGGCAGTTATGGCAAGCTTGAAGCTTTGGAAAGCGGCGTTGATCCAGTAGATTTTTTTAGAAATGTTTGTGATTTTCAATATCAAAACTATAAAGCAATCGTGAATGCTGGTGGAGCAAAAGAGCAAGCAAGAATGCTTCTTCCACAAAATATTTATTCCGAATGTATCTGGACTTGTTCTTTACAAACAATTCTATTTTTCCTTCATCAACGTCTTAAAGAAGATGCTCAATGGGAAATTAGAGAATATGCAAAAGCTATTAAGAATTTAATACAACCAATTCTTATTGATGATATCGTTAAGTAATATAACTGCAATCAATCAAACCGTATTAAATTTTCCATCAATAGCTCATTTTTGTCGTCACATTAAAAGTGTTGTTGGAAAATGTAACTCAAAATATGTGTTTAAGTTACTTAAAAAAGAAATTGATCAATATATTCATTGGAAATTAGTTTAGTAGATGAAAATGGAAAGATTAGAGAACCTTTTGAATGAGCCTAATATTTAACGGATATGGCATTTAATTATAGAACCGGTCCAAACAATACGTCTGAATACATGGCAAGTGGGTTGCCGTATGTAACCCAATCTGCCGTAACTAGTTCACCGTTTAATATACAATTTCCATTTGTTACAAATGAAGTGACTGTTAAAAACAATACAGACGGAATATTAAGAGTTGGTTTTACGCAAAATGGTGTAAATGGTAGTAATTTCTTTACATTACCGGTAAGTGGTGCTTATAGTGGCAAACTACGTATAACAGATTTATTTGTTCGTTCTGAAACCGGAACGGTAACATGTGAAATTGTTGCTGGTCTGACAACTATTCCAAGACAAGAATTTTATATTCTTACCGGCGCTCTTAATGTATTCTCCGGTTCTGAACAACAAATCCTTGATTATGGTCTTCGTGGCTTAGGATATGGATCTTTTGGTGGTTTAGGGTGACACAAACTCTATCCTCTAATATTGTTATATAGAATTTAAAAAGGCGGGTTTTATCCCGCCTTTTTCATTTGGCTTATAATATCAATATATTTCACGCCAAGATAGTGAACCATAATAATCCATTGTACTTCCACCAATATGCATGACAGCTAATACAAGTTGATCTGGAGTATTATTTACGTCTGCACTAACCAAAAGAGAACTTCTCAAATCTCCTATTGTGGCAGCACTAACTGTTACGCCTTGTCCGGAAACATATCCACTTTTAATAACTGTTCCACCTGTTAAAGTATTGCTTATGGTTCTTGAGATATCATATTGAATTGCAGAATTTGTGATATTAGTCCAAGATGCTGCATCGACTCCGGCGACAGTTGGATTTAATATAAGCGCCCAAAGAAATGTATCTGCTGATGTAGGAACCAGTGATATGTCGGTGGGATATATCGTTGCACCAATATAAGAACTTTTAAGCCTAATACCGATTACGGGACAGAAAACACCATTAGGTGCATTAACAAGTTTACTTGTTCCACGATTGGCAGTTCGTAGAGTTCCTATTATTTCGAAGCCACCTTCAGAAAGAACGGTAGAACATATTTCAGTGAGTGAACCTACTGAACCAGCCGCCAAACTTCTTATCTCATATCTTACAGGAAGATTTGGAGTTGACATATATACGCCAGTTAAAGTATTTGCTCTATTAAACTCATGAACATAAACTGGCAATCCATTAAAAACAAAACCAGCTCTAACTCTTCCAACGCCGAGCCATTCAAGATCAATAAAACAGATTTGAGCTTTTGTTATATCAAGTGTTATTCCACTAGAGCCGCTACCATTTAATTTATCTAAATTCCAAGCACTTTGACTTACTTGAGTAGTTATTGGCGTGCCCGTATAATTGGAACGCAAACAAAAATTTAAATTACTGCCGCTTTGTTCAAAGAAAATACCATTATTATCATCATAATAGCCGTTTCTTCTTACGATATTTGAAATCGGTGTACCAAATACAAATGTTGATATAAAAACTAAAGATTTTCCTGGTTGATAATTCATTCGTTGTCGAGATTGTTTAATGGCATATGCACCTGTTGTACCACTAACCGACATAAGAGTAGCGGCCTGATTTTGAATATAGTCAAATTGACCATTTGATGCAGTTGAAGACCAAAATAAATCTTGATTGTCAAATATTTGTTTGCTTTCAAAAACAGTAACTGGATTGCTAACTCTTAAACGACCGAATGCATCAAGACCTGGATTATCTCCAAATCCTGCAATTATTACGCTACCAGACATAGCTACTGTCCAAGGATTTGTTCCCTGAGCAGTGGTTACGCTATCAGAACCAGAATTTAAATTGCGTATATCTACATCACCAGAATTTAATTCATTGAATATAGCAGCAAGACTATTTGAAATGACGTTTTGAGAAGAAACTATTGAACTGGAAACATCGCTATCGACAACAATAAGTTTGTTATTAATATCTTGTTGAAGTGCAATTCCATTATCGCCATAAACTGTTACATCATCTGTGGTATAATCTAAATCTCTGATATCTAGATTAACGGCACTAACACTTTGAGTTACCGGTAAATTTGTTATTCCAACAGAACCGGTAATAAATAAGTCTCTTGAAGGGGCTTGTCTCAATATACCAACATCACCACTTGAAGTCACAGCAGCCGGAATATTAATTGTAGATCCTGTTATTACGATATCAACATCAGTTGCGATTGGTATATTAAATGCCATATAATATTACTTTCATATACCCTATAAATATGTATTCATGAGAGTTAAGATAACAACTAACATTAAAAGAGGTATGAATGGGAAAATATACAGATTTAGCCGAAAAAATAGGCAAGTTAGTAGATGACAAGAATAAAGCTTATGGATCATCTTTTGATCAGGCGGGAGATTTCTTAAAACTGTTATACCCAAATGGAATTCCAGTAGATGCGTACACTGATGCATTATGCATTGTAAGAATATTTGATAAGCTTAAGCGATTAAGCAACACCAATGGACTCCCAGCAAATGAAGGCAAGATAGATGCTTGGAAAGATATTGTTGGTTATGGATTATTGGGATTATATAAAGATGGTGGTTCACGAGAGTTAGAAACAGAATCTTTAAATACGCCGGTTCAAAAAACAATAGAACATGTTGGTGTTAAGAAAGAAATAATTCCTGCCGTTTCTGAAACAGAATCATCAAAACAAAAAAAAGAAGAGGTCGCCCCAGTAAAAAATCCTAATTGTGCCATCTGTGGGCGTGAAGTAGAAGGCACAATTCCTCCAGAAGAAATAGCTGCTGGTAAAACTATAGTTCATGCCGATTGTTGGAACAAATATCTGGAACAAAAAGGTAATACTCCATAATGGATCCGATGATATTTTTAGTAATTGCTAGCTATTTTTTGGTATTCGGCGTTGGATTTATTGCCGGTAGAATTGCAATTCCTATATCATCGACTGTTCAACAACCAATTCTTGTAAAAACAGAAAAACCATATATATCAAAAAATATAAGTTCTTCTGTAGAAGAAGTTAGTGATAAGCATAATCAACCAAATATTGAAATTGATGATAGAATGTTTGTTACGGAACTTAAGACAGATAATCTAGAGAAAAAATTTAATGTTTTAGGTAAAACAACAATATCAAAAGATGAAAGTTTAAGTGCTAACGTTTCCAAGTTAGCTTCATTAAAAAAGCCTAAAGAGGAATAAAATGGGCTTTAAAATACCAACAAGAGAAGAGTTAGAAATGTCAGAAAAAAAATCAAAAAAGAGGAGTAGAACAATGACAAAATTAGGAAAGGGATTAGATGTTGGAACATCATTTGTTGTTCTTGCATCTGAACAAGAAGAAGGAACAGTACAATATAAAGATTTTCGTGACGCATTTTATGTAATAAAACCATCAACTCCAATCGCAGCAAAGATGATTGAAAAAGGTCTTACCGGTAAAACCTTTGTAAAAGACGTAGATGGTTCATTTATCCTACTTGGTAAGGACGCTATTGAAAAAGCCATAGAACGTAATGATAGCGCCAAGCGGCCTATGTATCGTGGTGTTGTTTCTAGCAAGGAAAAAGATGCTCGTAAAGTTTTATCATATATTCTTAAGGAAGTAGCCGGAACTCCTACTGAACAAGGAGAAAAAATCGTTTTTTGCATTCCAGCACAACCAATCGATCAAGATGATGAAGATTTTGATGTTGGCTATCATGAAGATGTTGTAAAAAAAGTTTTATCTGACGCTGGTTATACTCCAAGAGCTATCAATGAGGCAGAAGCCCTTTGTTATTCAGAACTTGAAAATGATGATTATACCGGTATTTCGCTATCTTGCTTAATTCCAGGTACTAAAGTATATACTAAAAATGGCATTGTCAATATAGAAAATGTAAAGATTGGGGATTTGGTTTTTACTCATAAGGGTCGATGGCGTCCTGTAACAAATGTAATAACAAAACAATTTGAGGGAACGGCTACAAAATTGCAATTGCAAGGTTATTCAAATACATGCGAAGATTACAAATTTGTTGACAATCACGAATTATATGTGTGCCGCAATAATAAATGGCAATGGATCGGTTGCGAAGAAATTGAGGTTGGTGACATTGTAGGTGAACCCATACAGCAGCAAGATCGTTTTGGAAAAGGAGAGCCTGGAATTACTATATGTGAGCGTACAACAAGCTCAAATACATATTCAAAAACTAGGATTGCAGCAACTCCAAATGTTCAAAGATTAATTGGATATTTTCTTGGAGATGGAAGTGTTAATGAAGCAGAAGGTTGTATTCAATTTGATTTTTCAAAAAATGAAGAAAACAACA